TATTAGTACGCCATCGATGTAATCATAAAGTGCAATTGACTGATAACCACCAACAAATGTGCAGTTGGTCACTTTAAAACCCGTCTTCTCTGTGGATGTACCCACAAAATGCAAATGGCGACCAGAATAAGGCTCTAAATTTTTCATTTTAAAGATAATGCCATCGAATTCGGAGTATTTAGTACAAGCAATACCGTTTTTCCAAGCAGTATCTCTGCCCCCGGTAGTATCGTTATCGGTTATGATTATTGCGTTATGACCTTGCCACTTTACCGGCACGGTAAAAACTAATGCAAAATCTGCAGGAAGCGCCGGTGTGCCATAATTCAATACGCCATAGTTTATAACAGGATTAATTAGGTATTCGCCGTCAGGGAAAAAAACTGTTCCTCCGTTTGCAGCGTCGGTTGCTGCCTGTATTGCTACTGTATCGTCGGTTACCCCATCACCCTTAGCGCCGAAAGACTTTACATTAAAAACATTATAAACGTTAAAAGGCACAAATTCAGATCCGCTGTACAGCTTGAGTTCATTGTTTGACGAATCAAGCCAGACTAAATTTTTGCTTGGGTTATCAGGACGTTCAGAACTAGATATTATGTAATTTTTTGATCTATTGTTTCCCTCAATATTTTCACTTAGAATTCCCGTTGTACCAGCAGGGACAGTAATAGTAGTAAGTTTTACCGCACCATCAGGCAAACTTGGGGCAAATGGATTCATTGCCGCCGTACCAGCAGTATACGCAACCAGGCCAAGTGAATTCACATAAATTAAATCTAATCTCGGTAGCGTCGCATGTGCTGTCAATATCGCCAATGATGAAACAGAAGACAATGTATAAGGTTTGCCACTTGGCATGTGTACCTTATTTGTCCCCAACGTGCCGAATTTAACCGTCATATCCGGAGTATCTTGGGCCAGGATTTCACAGCCACTTATTACGCCGTAGCTAGTGGATTCGACATTAGCGATAGCAACATCTCCTGTGAGAGCTATATTGTTAAGCACATTTACTAAACTGTCGTAGTCGCTATCGCTAACATCATACCCTTTGTCCGCAAAGGCCTGACCAATAGCTGACGCCATCAGGGAAGTTTGACGGAAAAGTTTATTATGCAGCGTCGGATCGGCGAATCCAGGAGCTACCCCATTTTGCCTTTGCGTCGAACTCGCATAATCTTCATCAGACATGGCGGCGGTGAAAGTTTCATTAAATACTTTAAAATTATTAGTAGCCAACTATTTCACTTCCTAATATTTAATTAAGGCCGTCAACGCAATGTTACGCGGTCTGGTTTCTGTTCCACCACTGCCACCAATCTGCTGGCCTGTTGTTGCATTAGGGGTTCCTGTATATGCACTGTATACAGTTCCGCCGCTCCCCAATGGAATACTACCTGTAGTATAACTCTGGAATGTTGTTTCTTGATATGTATGGACAAACATAGGATGACCATGAAGTTTTAAGGTATCCCCCTGATTGCTACCAAACACTCGCCCGCTATCTACGCCCCGACCATTATCCCAACCACGAATAAACTCTCCGCGCAAGTCCGGTAAGTTAAAAGTCGTACTACCATTACCAATGCCGAAAACAGTCCCTATTTCCGAATAGAGCGCGGCATAGGTTGTTCTTGATATTGCCGACCCATCACATTTTAAAAAACCACTAGGAACTATTGTATTAGCTCTGTAAATAATTGATCCAACAGGGATTATGATATCATCTTTAGTAGCTCCCCCTAGAGTGCGGGCATCTGATCCCACATGGGTAACCCAAGTTACAGTACTATCAATGGTCTCTTCACCTACATCCGCCCAAGTAGGCTCAGTGTAGTTACTATTTCCGGCCACTTTGCAATAAAAATAGCGATACATTCCCAGCTTTTTACTGAAAACAATATCACCGATTTTATATGTGTAATTTGGTTGCCAGAATAAAACGCCGGCACCACCAGCTTTTGCAATAGCACTATATATATTTTGTGTTAAAGTGGCAAAGTCTTCATCCGTAGCATCGAACTCCTGCGTTACAACAAATTGAGCGATGGCTGCCGCCATAATTGACGCTTGATAATAAATTTTATTGTGCAGCGCAGATATTGCTTTTCCTGGTACCACTCCGCCAAGACGCTGATCATTAGTTAAATAATCAACATCGGCCATTATATTTCCTTTATTCTGATCAAAAATTTTAAAATTGCTTGTAGCCATTAAGACCATGCGCCTCCATATCCACCAATTAGTTCATTTGACGATCCATAGCCAAAAACATTTGCATCCAGTCTTATCCCACCACCCTGCCAATAGGATTGATCATACCCCTTCATGGCCGTGGTATCCATGTCATAGGCAAAAATTGGCCTGTTTACAGTAATGTAGTTCACCCGTACCCCCTCAGGCTTGGGAGTTAGATATCCATTTTGTAGTAATTGCTGTAACAACGTAGAGGATAACCCTACCACGATAATATCCATTGTCATATCTTGATTGTCGTAAATTTCAAGATATAACTGGGGAAATAAAACATTCCAATATTCGTAAACCCCTGGAATAGTACCATCCCACTGATTAATTGCTATTTTTGCTTTTAACACGGTCCGGTATGGCTCGTCGTCTAGAATCGGGCTTACCCCATTAGACGGCTGAAAAGTAAGCTTCCGGCTGCGTCCAATAAGTTCTCCCAAAGTATCTAGTTGCTTCCCGACAGCGGTATCAATATCAAACTTACTCTCGAATTGAGAAAGCAGTTCGGTTATGTCTTCGCCTTTTTGTAGCGCCGTGGTTAACCAGTTTATAAAGTTAGGGCTGTCGCGATACTGAGACGTAACTAGGTTTAAGTATGTATCAATCGCCACTCCAACCCCTCCTTATACGATATTTACCACAATATTTTCAGTATCTCCCTGAGTAACTTCATTAAAGGAAGTTACAATATCGGCAGCACTCTGGTATTGTCCATGGCGCCCAATAGTTAAAGATGTTATGGAAAATAAGGGTTTTTTTAAGCTCGGTATAACAGACAACGCCGCACCCCATGTGCTGGATATAGAAAGATCATCACCAATCTGCAGGGAGTCTTGATAATTAGCAACTGCAGCTTTTATTGCATCAGTAGTCGCCGTAGTGTAACCGGCAAGTGCCTTAAGTGTAATCGTTGTATCAACAATGACATAAGCTGGACGATAAAACCGGATCAAAAAAGTTTGTCCACGGTCATTATTTATCAATAACGCCGTGGTTCCATTCGTATAAGCGCCAGGCGTTTTGCGTACATAGATCGCATTTGCGATATCTTCATCTTTTCCGCCCTCCACTACAGCAGTAAGGCTATGGGGTGGAAGACCATCAGCGTCTACTTCGCCTGTATCATTTTCATATAGTTTTAAGCGGGTAACGCTTTCCAGGGAGCTGATTGCTCCGAAAATACCATCCAAAATAGTCTGGCTAGGGTTTTCCGTACTTATTGCCTGCCTTGATCGCAATGCGGAATCAACTTCTACAGCCTGCCCTGTAGAAGCTATTACGTTGTTTGTTACACTAATCCAGCCTTTTGTCGGCGTGATTATTTTAGTAATATCACCGATTTGAGCACTGATTGCCCCAATTGTTTGACACGTTGCCGTGACCGTTATTGAGCCAGTATTCGATATAGTAACTGATGCAGGTAATGACCAGTTGTACCCGCTTGCATCCTGAACAATGCCATCCGTTATGAGCGTTCCCGAGGTTCCCATTAAAGTAACGCTACAAGTCGAATAAGATGCCATTTTTCGATAGATACCATTTATTTTAACTACAGCGTCCAAAGCTGACCCAATGGACGTTGACGGGCTGCGGTTATTATAGGCGAGTTGTACAGCCTGCAGAGTATCGCTGATTTTTAACGCAAAGACAGAGAGATACTGATAGTCCATGCTATCATTTTCGAGGTAGATGTCCTGCCCATATATTGATTTTGCCTGCTCAATTAAATCATCACGAATATCAGTATATGTCGGTATATGAAGCCCTGCACTATCAATATAAGGCGTGAAGTACGCCATGCTAGAAAGTCACCTCCCCAAAGTCAACCTGGCCATATGCTGTATCAACCTGGCATTTAAATGAGTATTGCCTTGTTTCGTTGTCAAAGGTACTCGTAAAATTGTAGATACCAGTTACATCGGTTGTACCTCTTATCCGGTCTTGGATAATAATATCAATGGCCTGCTTACCTCTGTTCGTCCGCACCCCGAGTATGGATTGGAAGAGCGGCAGTCCATCTTGCGTGTCTTCCCACCACTCTGCAAGTAATAATTTAAGGCGCGTGTAAATCGCCTGTGCTACAGCGTCTGCCTTGGAAATAAATGCTTGCTGGTTTGAGCCAAAAACATAATCGCCATTACTATCTAGCCTTCGGTAAATCATACGACACCCCCGGTGTTGCTACTCCCAGATAGTACCCCGCTGTGTGTATGGCTGAGAAATAAGCGACCATCAATAGTAGTGTTGGGGCCGATACTGATATTACCTGAGTTGATGCTGATATTACCGCCGACTATTTCAATTACCGCACTTCCCGTGTCATTACGGATTTGCAAGCCACTGGACGATACACTGGATAACTTGTTCGGCTGTGAAATACCTGTCACGATGGCCAAACCGTCAGACAGATCATGCCTTCGCCGGTCAATCTGATTTTGCACACCGCCAGACTGCCAAAACGCATCATAGCAACAGTCCGCGAAAAAAACCAGGCATTCATCACCCGCAGATACCGGGAATGTAATTGCATAGCCTCCGGCACGGGGAAATAAAATAGGGACGTCAACCAATAAAGGTATGTTCGTCCACTCCTGATTCCCGTTAATATTAACTTTTTCGCGGATGGCGGGCTGTATTGTGGCCGTTTGAGTGGCAGGGTCATATGACTCAATTATCCCAGGCATAGCTACGCGAAGATTAGTAGCAAGTGACGACAGCATCTTCCTATAAAGGTCATTATCCTCTTTTAATCTTTCTGGTATTGAATACATCTGTTCACCACCTTAAAAAGGATTTTGTGTCGCATTGTCAAGCATTAAAGGCAGGGGCATTAAGCCATTACGACTTATCCCTTCTACATCTACATACCACTCATCCCCGCGAGTATCACCCGTGTAGATCATTTTGTAGATCTGATATTGCCCATCTTGGTCTAAAGCCGTCATTTTCATTTCCTGAGTCCATTTCAATCTTCTTATATCAGAGTTATCAATTTTAATCATGTTCATTAACTTTAATGAAGGATTTAACAAGCATTTAAAGGTTATGCCGCCAAACGTTTGTTGAGGAGTCCCTATTAACCCATTTTGAGGCGTTAGCACCAGTGCCTCTTCAACGGGTACATCAGTTGCTTTTGCAATATTTACTTGCCCATCATCCACCCAAAAGGTAGCACCATTATCATTAGCTATATTACTTAAATAATTTTTCGGAGTACCAAAAAACACTTTACCACGTGGCAATTTTTGAGTGCTGAGGTTTGATGATATTCTTCCTATGCCTGTTAGGGTTTTAGCCTCCGACACTATCTTATTAATGATTTGCCTTTGTTCTAATCCGGCTCCTATGGTTTTACGAACGAGCGATCTATTTAAGAAATCTTCCCCATCCTGACAAACTAAGGTTAAGCGGTAGTTAACATTATCTTCACGGTCTCTTAATGGCTGAAGAATATCCCCATCGAATATTTTACCATATTGCTTTGTATCTGTTTTTTGTCCAGTTTCGGTATCAATAAATCCGTCATATCCGGCCTCGACAATTACGCGATCCCCTTCCTTTACTATCGCCATTTCAGTACTGGACGTTAGGTTATAAATACTTATTTCTGCATAATTAGACAGCGCACGCGCTGTCTTTTCAATGTGAAAAGTACATCGCAGATTAGAAACATCTAAGGCTACATTATCTTTACCTGCCACCAAGACTCGGTATTTTCTACCATATAAAAATTTACTCATGGTGTGTCGCTCCAAATTAACACCCATTCAGATCCTAGATTATCTGCGTCAGGATATTCAGTCGCTGCATTGCCCGTACTTAGAACGTATGCACTACCAATACCAAGATAAGCATATTGTTCAAGAATATTAGCTGCCGGGTAATCCCCAGGTACTAATGGGATAGAAGCTAATAGCATTGTGCCTGTTGCTGGGTCGGTTATGTTCATAGTCCAGCAGGTAGCGATTTCATTATAGGCAAGAAAAAAAGACAGCGTTTTATTCTGTCCGTCGATTGCTAATGTACATTGAAATGTTTGATTAGGATCTGTTGTTAAAGGAATTCTTTGATAAGCCATTTTAATCCTCCTGGGGGCTTACCCTGTTATCTGATAAGCCAGTGTACCCTTATCTTCAACTGCCTGCACGTTCCCCCGGTTTGTTTGTCCTGTGGCTTGCGGTCTTGCACTTACTGTTGTTGTCGATACCTCAACGACAAATATTTCTCGAAGTGTAACCGTACAATGCAAACCATGCAAAGACTTTGCATCATCGGGTACAGTTATTTCCTCAATGAGCATATTGTCATATTTACGAATACGAGTTAACACGCTAACCGGTATTCGTGATTCCTGTAAGTCTAGCAAAAAATGATATGCCGATACACTTTTGCTATAGTAACCCGAAGTCTTGCCTGACGACTTGTAATCGATAAACTGTTTGTCATAGAAATCGTCAATCGCGTCAGACATAGCAATTTCCATAGTTAAGACAGCTGGCTCAACATAGGAATGATCTGTTATATTAGCGCCGGTTTGAACAGGATGCGAGGTTATTTTTAGGGTAGAGGTATGTTCTTCTCGGAGTACAACATCAAAGAAAAAACCAGCTATATTAGTCTTAACAAGGACAAGCTGAGATATCTCTGATGGCAACCCGCTCCATTGTGGTGGTCGAAAAGCTTGTTTCTCATTTTTGGCCGTAGTATTTTCTTTCTTCTCCGCTTTTTTTATTACGACCTTAGCAAGGTTGTAATAGCCCCATGCTTTTACTATATTCATAATATTTCTACCCCCGCAAAATCTCGCATCTGCCTAAATGTGTTGCGTCCCATAACCTGCTGAACTTTATTTACGGTGGTTTGGGCTATTTGGTCTGGAGTAGCATTTGTAGAGGCAACATTAACATTTACAACAAGCGATGGGCTATATGCGTATCCATTATTAGCTGCAGATGCAGCAGGAGCATACGCTTGCGTATATGCTGGCAGTGTAACAGGAGAAACAGATGCAGTCGGTGCATAGGATACAGGTCGCGCGGCGGGTGCACTAGCGTACATTCTGCTGGTAATGCTATCTGCATATTCGTTTATGCTCGGTTCATCGCCATTGCCCTGTTTACGATTCAAGGCATTCGCTGAGTAATCAATTGCGCCTTCTCCTGCATACCACGCAATGGCAGCGCCTCTCGCACCGTATTTATCATAGTATTGCTTAAGTTTAAACCTCGCTACCAAATCCTGGTTTTCTGGTGTTGGAGCAGAACCAGGAGGCAATCCGGCTTCTACTGACCAAGACGGCCAGTTTTCTGGCATAATTTGAAATCTACCATAGGCTCCAGTACGACCATTAACTGCACTATAATCACCCCCGGATTCCTGCCCGCTTATCGCATCAACAAGACTTTCAAATGATCCGTCTCCCTTGCCACCCCAGCTCCGGCTTGTTCCATGCCCATTACCATTGTTGGCTCCAAATATCCTGCCGACATCCCCAATGATTGACTTACTAATTTCGCCTGCTTCTTTAAACTTACCACCCATAATAGCCCAATTCAGCTGTACCAATTTAGCTAAGATTGTTCCAAAGTCAGCAAGTCTTTTCAGTTCCCTGCTGAGTTCATCCCCAAACCAGGACCAAAACCCCTTATACTTAGGGCTGCTTGACAGTAAGCCCAGCTGCTTCATTACTTTGGTCAGGCTGTTGAAGATATCATCAATGGCTTTTCCAATTTCATAAAACATATTCCGAAATGAGTCTAGTACACCATTTTTTGCAAGGGACTTGAATATCTCCCCAAATGCTTCAGCAAACAAAGGCCTTAGGTTCTGAATTGTCTCTTTTAGCAACACAAACAGATCTTTTAAGATTTTTATCGATATGGCATACCCATCAGATTTTTTAAGTTCAAACCAAAAAGCCTTCAAAGATTCCTGGGCATAAGCTATTTGCTGCGCAAATTCAGCAAATAAGGGCTTGACCTTTTCAAACCAAGCAATTAGTTCCCGCCAGATGGGAGCCAGCTTTTTAGAAGATTTACGGCCATCAATGTATCCATAGAAATCTTCTATGAGCACCAGCACACCCGCTATGGCCATTGATAACATACCGAAAGGTGTAAATTTAAGTATGGCCCAAAAACCTAAAAATGCTTTTATGGCCATACTTACACCACGCGGTAGCATGTCAAAGAACGCTGTAAATCCATCATACAGCCCCTTGACAAAGCGAACCGCAGAGATACCGACATTCATTAGTGTAGCCAGAACACCGGCTATTTTTTTTGTCCATTCCGGCATCGTTGCGACCAACTTATCATTAAAGTCACCCAACTGCTTTTTGATGCTGGATAACGGTCCACCTAAATACTTAATCAGGTAGTAGGAAACCCATTCCATCGCATACTGCACTTCCAGCTTCATGCGCTTAAACTCAAACATGATTGACCGCACATACTTAAGCTGATCAGAGGCATCACCAGGGGTCTGCATTTGTCTGCCTAGCTGAATTAATTCAAAGTACTGCTGCCTTAGTTCAGGTATCCAGGCAACATCCTCCATATCCTCGCCCATGGCATTTAAGGTTGTTTTTAGCTCCTTGGCCGTTTCTTTAGTTGTCCACAAACGGAGTGCGAATTTCTGATACTGCATATCAGCATCGGCTACCTGTGAAATAAGACCGGCAGTAGCTGTATTAATCGCGGTTAATGCTGCAGTTATACCGGTAGCAGCTACGGCAAAGTTCTTAGACATCCCAGACGTAGCAGATTGGACAGTGCGCCCAAGGTCGTTGATCGCGCCCTGGGCCTTTGCAAATTCTGATTGATTAACCTGAAATCCCAGGCCTACAAGGTATGATTTTATGACATCAAGCATTTATGCGCCACCCTCTCTGTTTGCTGCGTCCTGTGCTCTTTGTTGGTTTTCTCTCTTTACACTCAGCCATTCATGCGCGTCCAGTAGATCATCCAGTGAATACGTACCATCCCATAATTCGTGTTGTTGCCAAACACCGGCCATTACCGGGGCGAATGCGAACTCATTGACGTTGGCGCATTGAACAGGGTCATACCCGAGAATGACGCGATCAATTCCTTCAATGCGTTTCCGTCGAAAAAACCCGAAATATTAAAAGCGAGAGCATGTACAGTTAAGGCCAGCACTGTAATAGTATCGTCCTCAATGTTCATAACTCCCCAAGCTCCATTTTCACCAATTACAGGGGCCTTGCCAGCAGGTAACACTTCATAGCAGACATGCAGGCAGTCAAGCTGTAAGTCGGCAAATTCCTTTTTACTCATGACTGTGCGGTCTTTAGGAGCGTTGCCGCCGGTTATTTGGCCGTCAAAACCCCCTGGGAGCATATGCCCCATTAACTTATAGGCAATATAAGAGCCGGTCATGGCATCGAATTTTTCAATTCGCCACTTACGACCGGCTATTTCTACAATTTTAAACTGTTCTCTCTTTTCCATGAATACCTCCTATATTGGTAAATTTTGCAGATCAGCACACATTAGCACCCAGGTGACACGCTGACCCTGCGCCTGGTAAGGCTGATCACCAATTTTCTGGGGCGATACTCCTGTTCCTACATGGGTTTTACCCATTTTTGGTGCCCGAATCAATACGGCTGTTTTCGTCCATTCGTCAGTATCGGCTAAGTACAAATAGTTGTACCAAAGCAAGAGCCAGTTGTGCAGGCTAGAAGTCTGCTGAGCCTGGATAGTAATACTGCCGTTACTACCGGCCAGCTTAGACACCATTACTGTGCCATCCGCGGCAACGTCATGCGCCGTGCGGTCTGTCGCCATACTGATTGTCATTTCACCAATACCCTCACCCGTGAAGTTATACGCTCCCACAGATGGATGGACGATGTTACCGGAAACATCAAGAAAACTATACGTTGATATTTTAGGCATTCCCGTGCCTCCTTTACGTTGTTTGAATATCCGCAGCCATTAGCACCCAGGTGACACGCTGACCTTGCGCCTGGTATTGACTGTCGGGTATCTTTTGCGGCGATACTCCAGCTATCTTATGCTCAATCTTCAGTGACTTACTCTTGATTAATATGGTAGTCATTAGCCATTCATTGCGCGGTGTTTGCTCATTCTGCAAATAGTTAGCCCATTTGAGGAGCCAATTATTTAGCGCTGATGTCTGCTGAATACTTAGAATCAAGGTTCCGTTATTTCCTGGTACCTGTGTTGCCAATATCGCACCATCAATGCCTATTTCATGACTTGTTTTATCATTGGCCATGCTGATTGTAATTTCTCCAACTCCTTTACCCGTTAGGGTAAACGATCCAAGAGAAGGATGGGAGATTACACCCGTTAAATCCAAAAAACTGTATGTTCCCACATGTGAAAACAGTGAAATAGCCGTAGAAAGCAATGTATTAACTATATTCCCCAAAATTCATTACCTCCCGTTACCGGCTTACATACACCCCGATAGTTACTGAATGGATTGCTCCAGCTTCTTTGATGCTGACGTAGATTGGCGGAGCTTTCCGCGCTTCACGGTCTGCCTGATCCTGGTCGTTAATAGCCTCAGATTGTACCATATACCCGAGTGGCAATAAGTCCCCCGTTTTAAGCTCTAATACATCTTGTCCTGTCCACTTCCCAGGGGCTAAAAAGCCTTGCGAAACTGCGCTAATACAAGCCTGATTGCAGGAGTTAACTAACTGGGTTACCCCCGCCTCTGTCTGAGGAACCTTTCTAGACTGGTATAAGGTGTCCATGACGTTAAGCTGAATACTATTAGACAGCATATCAAGGCCAAGTCCCTCGTCAAAGAAAGTACCGTCTGCCATTACACCTTGTTCGTACATATCGTAATAGTAACCCCTGTTGATATAAACATTGCCATTTACAGCCTCAAGATTGGTTACCTGGGTTGTAGTTAAGTTCTCCACCGTTATTCCCGGTAAGTCCTTAAATTTTAAGGTATATGCTGAATTAGCAAGACCTGTATTGGCTCTCATAGCATACGCTGCAACAGATACCGCAACATATTTTTGACTTGCTGAATAGACACCATGGGAGCGATTGTATTTGTGAGCCTTCATTTGGGCAAATAGACTTGTAGCAGCTGTAGTCAAACAGCTTGCATCATCAGTAGTATAAAAATACCGTGTTGTTGGTGTTGCGGCTTCAACGTAAGCAGCGATGGCAAGATGCTCGGCTTTTGTAGCGCCCGGGAAAATAGCAATATACCAGTCATTATTCTTCCCTCGGCATGCCCGGACAGCATCAACCGGCGTTTCTCCTATCGCAGTAATATCAATAGTACAGCCTGTTCCTCCTACAGGGCTTGCCGTCGTTGCCGCACCCGCACCAACTACATAACCTGATCCCGCTTCGGTCAAGGCTATTCCAGTAACAGCACCAACCTCACTAACTGTGGTTACTGTTACTGCGCCGCCTGTACCTCCTGCAAGAGTTAATACCTCTCCGGGGGAATAACCTGTACCAGCCGCGCCAATAGTAACAGCAGTAATTCCCGTAAGGGACTGCCGGCCAATTAGTACTTTGTATGGCTTTGGGCTTTGGCTAAAATAAATCAATGCCGCTTTATATGCCGAATCGGTAGAAGTAAAGCCGTCTGTCAGCATATCGTCAGTAGATGTATACTGCCGTACCCGCTCTGTAGCAGGAATAGTATCCTCGTCCCCAATAATTAAGCCGAGGTCAAAAGCCCTACGTGGTGCAGATAGTGGTGATATTTCCACTACTACATCAACAACAGGGTTTAAACTTAGAGTAGTCATTTATGTGCTCCTTTCAATGCGTTTTTGTATTCTGGTCAACAGAAGCGTCTGCAGATGCAGGCGTATCACTTCCCACTGTAATTTCTGCCGACTTGAGATAGGGAACCTCAGAATCAAACCGTACAAGCTCATTGAAATTGGCGGCTAAATCTGTTCGTTCCCACCACTGGCCAGCAAACAGTTCAGGGCTGCGGTGCGGTGTGTCAATCCGCGGAATAAGAAATATTTGATTATCAGCTAGCGGTTGCCGGTATTGGTCTACATAGAGCAAATTGCGTATACGGGAAGCGTTATCAAAGCTATTAGGACCATAGCAAAACCAATGTGCACGTAATACACGGGTATACGCGTTTGACTGCTGGATGTTATCCTGGTCAATTGCTTGATACACTGTATCCCTAATAACATTGAATTCATCATCTTGCTCGTAGATACGAAGGAAGATCACATCTTCATCAATCTTCCATGAAGGAGCCCCTTCCGTTGGCCAGGATATACGGACTTTGTTTGCATTAATTGTAAGAGCAGGATCAAAGCCAAGCATAAGCGTTGTGACGCGCCAGAACAGTTTTTCCAGTTGTTTTCTTGTTAAAAATAAGTCAGCCATTTAATCACCCGCCATGCGTTCACCCAACGCTTTGTAATAGCCGTAATCTGCATAGGGCCATGTTTGAAACAATCGATACCGTTCGCCACGCCAAATAACCTGGTCAGAAGTTCCGTCAGCGTTTGTTACCAAGAGTGGTTCTGTAGAATAGAAGGCCATAATACCTTTTACGCGGTCTCCCTCCGGGACTTGCAATAGGTCTTTGGTATTTGCAGCTACCACAACACCATGAAAGGGTATTTGTTGTTCAGTTTGATTATATTCACCCTCCACCCACTGGCCAGTCTTTCGGTAAACGGTAAAGGGTTGGGCAAAATCGGGGTCATGAATTAACTCTGCGATATTAAGCATTACTTTTCACCAACCACATAAGTTATTGCCTGCCGCAGACTACCAGTATCAACGAGTGGCCTGTCGCTGCCCTTTTCTTCGATGGTTTTAGGCGTATTTGGAGCCCATCCGTTTTCCGGGTCAGTAAAGAAGTCTTTGACCTTTCCAGAAGCAAACATACCCGCTTTTTCCAGTCCTTCACGTGCTCCCTGTTCGTCGCCATTTAATCTGGCCTTAAGCGCCGGTTTCAGCTTGTCTGCTATTTTATCCTTGTGCTTTTCGATAGCTGATTCGATGATCGGGCGTGGTGGCGAATGCCACAGTGGGGAACCATGCTCCTGCACGTACATTTCATAGGCCTTAGAATAAGGCATCCCTTTATTCATATTAGGCTGCATTTCTTCCCGCATTGATCCGGCCCGTATGCCATGAGTATGGATATAGGCTAGTTCAGCATTATTGATTCCCTCATTCTTATTCTCACCCTCCCGGCTTGCCTCTTCTTCCGGGATACCCACGTATACTTCTAGCTTGCCTAAATCGGCCATAATCTTTTTCAGGATGTTGGGATCACCTTTACTAGTTACAGTGGCCGTTCCCTTCATCACCATACATACATGCCACCTTTGCCAACAATCTTGGCCAGAGTAGCATACTGAACACCAAAAGTAGTCAGGTTCCATGCAGCCCACCCATCAAGGCCCTGGGCAATGGTAGAAAAGTCATAGCTTACAGATACATCCCCGATAGACTTAGACGCCATCAGACCGCGTGTTTGCCCTGCAGCAACTACCTGTGATGCTGTGCTGTTAGCATCAGCCAGGCTTTGCAAATACAGAGTAAGGAAATGGGCAATAAACAAACCCATAGCAAACTTCCATCGCACATGCCAGCGCGATTCCTTAACAACCACGTGGGCCATAGCAATATACATGTCTGCAATAGACGGATCAACTAAATAAGTAGTTACCGAGTCAACAGTGCGCGGGGCATAGGCTGGATACACTGCGTAGAAATCAGCGAAGGTATATGCCGGATTATCACCAGACCGCAAGTTAGAAGCGGCAGCAATTATGCTTGCACCGCCGCTGTCATATATATACATGATTATTTACCCTTATTGGCAGCAGCCTTGGCTTTAGCGTCTGCGTCGGTGTCTTCTGCTGCCTTTTCGGCTGCCCCTTCTTCTTTAGCCGTTTCCGTTACTGTGATATCACCGTCTTTTTTACCCCACACAAAAATAGGATCTAATGTTACCCAATCCGGCACCTCAGCAAAATCAAGCGGACGGGTAACTACTGCTTCCCCGTCCGCGTTTTTAAACTCAAATGATTTTTTTGTGAATATTCTCATCAAAAATCCTCCTTAAATTCCGTCCGCGTAGCGGATAGGCTGCGTATATCTAACCTGTATTTCCCCTACATTACCTACATACAGACTATCATAGCTGGCAGTAGATACATTAGGCTGAGTCATCACTCGGGAGAGGGATACAGGCACAGGAGCTTTAATAAATCGTTTTGTGTTTACATAAATTACCATGCGATTTGTACCGCCTGCACCAGCACCTAAGCACCACCGGCAATCTCCTATAAATAGATCAGAACCCTTTTCCTTCGCCATATTGTTATCAAGTAGAAAAGACAATATAGTCTTGTCCGCCTGACCGGATACTTTTGTACTCGCGATATACGCATAGTTTGCAGGGTCAATCAGAATGTGATTAGCGACGGCTGCCTGATCATACTGCGATGCTGTCCAAGCAGCCGTAATACCTTGGTTAACATCGTTCAAAATTTCATCTGGTGTTTTATTTTTCCATAAGGTGGACGTGCCAGCTGCATTCTGAGCCACAGAACCAGCCGTTACTTCGGAAAGATTGAGCAAACCGTATGTACCGTAAGCAGCTTGCCCTTTATAAGTGTTAATGTCCATATATTTGTCCCAGTCCAGTCGAATTCCGTCATCATAAATTTGCTCCAAGCTCCGGCCGGTAACTTTGCCGCGTTCCATATCGACAAACTTAATTTTAAGACCAACTTCATACGGAAATACTTTAAACAGATCCTTACCCAGATTCGCCTGGATTAAGCGCACATTGTTTTGCACTCCGCCAACCGCATCAGCCTGGCCACCACTTACCGCATAATCAACATTCATTACCGACGTAGTTTCTACCCAGCCACCGCCACTTTCTATTGGAATATCCCTTGCATAGGTTGAACTAGACAGTGGTTCCAATAATGTCGGGTCGAGTTTTTCTAATTCGCTTACTAAAAAAGCATTGCCGCCAGAAATAGCAGCAGCGTCCATAGTCATCGGACGCATACCGCCGTAGCCGCGCGGAATACCAGGGATACTATCAAGCGTGTATGTTTTTTTCAATGCAATTCCTCCTTATACGCTCTGCCGGGTTAAGATAGTTAATTCTGCTACACTGTTAGCATCCTTGAGCGTGGCCCATTTGGCGTTTGTGAGCTGTATCGTGTTCGTGCCATCGGCAGCAGCCTCAAATCCACCCACAACACCCGCAGGAATACCAGCATTAGCCACAGTACGGATATATACTGCGCCCCCGATAGTCGGCGTACCGACATTTACATTAACAGTTACGCCACCACGCTCTAATATATCTACCGGCTCCTGACCAGTATAGAAAGCCCTGTTTTGTGCCAAATACTGCGTGGCACCTTTAATCTTGCGCATAGCTACACCCGCAAATGCGGCGGCGGTATCGCTGGCACCAAATTTCTGTGTCGTACCGTCGGCGCTAACTATAACCGGATCGCCAAAATAGATATCATCGGTTTCGGCTTTCATGGGGCGTGTCCGGCTAATTTCATCTCCCATGCGGGAAATCGTACCAGGATACCCGTAATTAAAAGAAATTCCTATTACTTTACCAGGCATTATTTACCCTCCCTTTTCATGTGTGGATTATGCTTAGCGCAATTCTTGCCATAGTCCCCTTGCGTGGCTGCTTGGGAGTCCGCCACCCTTTGGCGTTTAAGGATTTCAGTATAGGCATCCTGAGTAGGAGCTGGCTTTTGCATAGCAGCCCGAAGTTCCTTAGTCAAAGCGTCGCTGGCTTTCTTACGCTCGGCAGCAGGCAATCCCGCAATGATAGGTTTTACGGCCTTGATGGTTGCCAATATAGCTGCTTTATCCATAACCTTAGAGCCGTCTTGGTTTTCCATTTCCTCCGCGGGAATAGTGACACTTTCCTCAGCAGTTTCGTCGGTAGTCGTTTCATCAGGCTTGCCGTTGGTCATTTCCTCTTCCAGTTCGGAAAGCGCGTCCTTGGCCTCTGGTACTGTTTTTCCGGCTTTGAGTTCGGCTACATCAGCCTGCAGGGCCTTGATAGCTGCTAAGATTTGAGCGTTAAAATTCTCCTCGCTCTGCTCGCTGTGTAGTTCTTCATCTCTGACTGGCTCTTTTTTCTCGCCCAGCATCTCATGAGCGGCCGCCAGTTCCTCCGGATCGGCATCCTGAGAAAAGGCCTTGAGAATTTTTCCTAAAAGCGTATCCCTGTCAATCTTCATCTTTTTTCCTCCTCGTGTTTTTGGTTTCGAATCTCGTATAGCAACCTGCGGCCCAGCGCGGCCCCTTTCTACCACGGCCACATGATTCCCACATATACCAACCTGATCATATCCCTGTCCATCATCACGGGGCACATAGTTGCAGTCATAACCGCAGGATACTTCCCGCTTTCCGGCTTCAATCTCGGATATCAGAATAGGGTCCGTAATAATCAAATCCGCAAGCAGCATGTCAGACAAATCACCATTTCCCCTGTGTACATTTTGAGCATGGCCCTTGCCGTATGCAGCGATATTATCCGGTCTGACATCTTGCGCGGGATGATCATCTGTAGCTGGCTTACCTTCAAAACTGGCAATAGTAGCCGGGGAAAATACTTCTTCCTCTGACCGGTATACCTTGACCGAACTGTCACCCGGCAGACCGATTTCTCGCGGTAGATAGTCCTGCCAACCGGTCCGGGCAATGGGCACATTGTGACATACTAGGAATCCTTCCGGGGTCTTGGTCATATTGGGACTGAACCTTGTCCCGTAAAACGCTCGCAATATAGCACCTCCTTTCAGGCATAAAAATAACCGCTTCTAAGCGGCTTACGGCTTATGCCAACACATTGGGCACACCTCCTCTATGTTATTTATCTAATACGTGTTCTTTACATTCTATAGTCCATCTACCGTTATCTGCGAGAAAAGGACAATCCATGGCAATCATAATACCTGAAGAACCTGCTTCTAAAACAGGTTCGCCTGTTAGCTCTGTCATTCGAAAAACATCACCCTTCGCAACTTGACCAAGACAAGAAACCTTGACCCATTTATCCCCGCGCAATACTTCCGTTACTCTCCTTGGCTTGTATGACGAATCCATATTCACGCTACCTTTCTAAACTGTTCTTTGCTCATTCTTACAATCTGACCACCATAATGTACCTTATGCGGCCAAGATATATCGGTAATATCGATTAACGGCTCCGGGTAGCACCGGCAATTATAAATCTCGCCGGCGTTGTAGCTGCCGACGTTCTTTTCATCGGCCAGTAATTCAGGTGACGGGGGAGTGTCGAACCGGCATAACACGCCCTCCATGTGCTTATGGCTACTTCTAACGCGCCCGTCTTGGCTTGTACGCCACACGTACCAGGCTAAGCCTAATCTATCCGACCTGGCTTGAATAAGGGCTGTATGCGACTTGCTGGCCTCTGTACGCGCAATTAAAGCCGCTTTCTTAGCCGACATGTGCGGGAATTTTTGCAGCAGTTCCTGCGCAATCTGTTCTGGGCGTTTTCCTTCTGCAGTCTGTTCTTGAATATACAATGTCGCTTGGCTGGCCAGATCAAACGGCATACTTCGTATGATTCCGGCGTTGCGGTCGATGAGCACATACACCATATTACCAACAGGGCCTTGCATTTCTTGACGTAGCACCTCGTATATCAAGCGGCCCTTTGAGCCACCGCGCGCCGCTTCCCGCCATGTCTGCGCCGTATCGAAGAATGTCTGTGTAATCATTCTCTTAGCTGTAGCTAATGCAAAATGATCGAAGCTACCCGTATTGGCCAAACGTTCCAGCCGACGAACAAAGTCCCAGGGACTCAATAAGTCCGGATCAATACCGATAATCTGCCAGGTGCGTTGTATCAGGCGACGAATGGCCCGATCATAATCCGTTTCTATACGTCGCTGGGCTTGCCAGCCTTCAGGTTTCATGATCGCCCTCCTCAAAATAGGCATAAAGAAAACCGCCCTATATGGACGGTTAATTTCTAACGTTAATTTATTTATAATATGCCTGACAACCAGGACAAACATGCTTTGCCTTTTCCCAATCTGATACTTCGGGGACAGCCTCTTTTTTTAATTCTCCATTACCAGCTAGTATAATATCCAAGCATAAACCGTCCTCGATATGTTTATCCAGAAGGGGACAATTTACCACTTTATCTTCAGTCATACCACTCACTGTACCGGCAGTCCTTTTCTATATGCTTCTCGTGCTTCGTTCAGGCTCATTTGATTTGCTCCACCTTTGTAGTCGGGGTCTTCTCGCTGTACTCCATCATCTTCCCAACCGCACACGGGACAAATTTCATAAAAATCCGGTTCAGTGATAGTTTCATTCCCACAGCATGCGCATTTATATTTTCCCGCCATCGGCATCGCCTCCTGTTTTTGTAAGATTTTAGTATAACCTACATCGGACAATAAATCAATCATTTTTGTCGCGCTTTTTCTCGCGAATATAATAATCCATTCCGTCTTTAGGTTTAAACATTGTGGCGATACCAATGTCTGGCTTTCCTTTTACGAAGTCATTTTCTTTAGCATCGTATCGAACCACTTGCTCTTTAGTATTAGCATGGCCATGGATATCGCCGCCTACCGGTTTTTGAACCAGATCAAGAGCTCGTTTCTCATATTGCTGCGCACTCATACCCGGATATTCATGATTGTGCTTATCCATATGTACTTTAAGATTGTTTTTACTAAAACCTCTGCTAAATTTATTAGCACCATTCTCACTGACTTTAATTGATGGTCTCTGATGTTGTGAACTTTCGCCGCCATTACCAAATTTACCATTCTTGTCCCTTGGGTGATCTTCCTCCTTGAAATCTGCATCAGTTGTCAGCCTCTGATCTTGTAAGCCCAGATCATTTAAATCCGGCAGCATTTCGCCTTGCTGTGTGGTATCATCGGCCTTTTCAATATCCTCATCCGTGATATTCGTCCACATGCCGGTCTCATCAGACATCTGACGTAGCTCTTTGAGAGCAATCTTTTGACTAACTAAACCACTGTCATACACGTCTTTTACCGCCGTGGTTCTGGTACTTGCAAGATCCGTGTTTTCTTTAGCACTCGGCGTGCGTACCTTATTGAACTGGTAATCCAGATCATCCGGTATAGCCCCAAACTCAGACATAAACAATATAGGCAGCAGCTTATCCAGCGGCGAGCGCAAATAGGACTCTTGCTTTTCCTCTATGCCATCATCATAATTCTGCATGTCACTCTCACCTGTAGCATTTAACCCGGCGGGGGAACGGCCAAACAACTTTGTAACCGGCATTTCTGCTGCTCCAGCTAAATCCAGCATGAAATTCTCATACACTTTATCCAGGCCACTAAAGGCATATTGGAAGGTCTGAAAGTCATCGTTTTTCCCAAGTAATTGCGTCCCCGTGTTGCTCATGAGCCAATTTTGCGCCTGAACGATATTATAAATATCCTGTATAGCCTGCTCGTCAAGTGTTGTAAATATCTGCGCCAAATCCTCGTATTTCATGACTCGGATATTGGCATTGAATACTAGGCTGGCTATATTCCAACTAGTATTATCACGCTTTTTCAGTTCGTCAAATACATGCTCAACCTCGGATGCACCCCAATACATTTCCTGCTGCTTTTCCCAGAAAGGTAAATCCCGGCCAGTGAAACGAACTATCCGGCTGTGATGGACCTCTATACCTCGGCTAATTGTTTCAGTCGATATAATATATCGGGCCGGCAGGCCAAAATCTGGATCGTTCAGATCCGTGACCAGTTCTGCAGATAACGGCGTAATTCCAGACCAGCGGTCCAGTACCAGCAGCCCTTTAAACGTGCCCGGCATTACCGTATCCAGATCAAGCGGCTCAGCTAACATATCACCCTGCCCTTCTATGAGAATTACGCCGGCAGCTCCACCGTACAAACGGCCCCAACGTAAGCCTTCGAGCAATCGCTTTTTCAGTTGGGTCTTGCGTACAAGCGTATCAAATCGTTTCAGTGCGTCCGGTGGCATCTGGCTTGTAATCTTAATCCAGTTTTTCAACATGTCGCCTGGTACTACGTCAATAATGCGTCGGATAAGCCAGTGCGAGCGGTACAGGCTGTTTAGGAGCTGCCAGTTTTGAGTTAGCCGTGTCAGTGGGTACTCAGTAGCCTCCAAGAGGTTTGGCGTGCCGAAGCCCAGCCGCGCCATCTGGTTGCGGAATGCATCTTTTGTTTTAACCGCATCATTAGTGCGGGTCGGTTTTCGCTTTTTCTTCATGCAGCTAACCTCCTAGATGTAATCATAGTTTTAACAATGTATCTGGCAGCGTCCGGTGCATGGTCCTCAACTTTAACAGGCTTTTCTTTACCACCATTTGCAATGGCCTTTTCATCCCAAACATAAGACAAAAGCTGTTTTACCAATACCGGGCATTTTTCTTTGTGGATTCGCATTTTTCTCTGCACCATCATAGACGACATCATGCGTATACCGTCAACCACAACATGATCAGCATTTATGATCTCTTCGGTTTCGCGTACCCGGAGACTGCGCCGGCGCAGTTCTGCTTTAAAGCTGGCCGCGCTTGGGTCGATAATTAAAAAGGACGGCGCTATGCCGTCTGTACCGATAAAGGTTTCCATATCATCGGCATATTGGCCGTCTGTCTTTTGTTTCAAACCGTTTTTCTCATCCCGGCTGTCCCAGTAATACTCATTCACAAACCACAGTATTTTACCATCGTCAATTACATCAAGGTATACTGTAGCGTTCGCGGTCCCATAATCAACGCCAATGTACCGTCGATAGGACGGGTTATTCGTTAGGCCAGGTTCCATATCTTCATCTGTGAATAACAGTTCATCGGACCAGCAGTCCCGATAAATGGCACCCTGCGCAACTACCCACAAGCCTAGAATAAAACGCTGGAAGAAAACGCCGGTGTACATAGATTTGTACCGGGTTTTCGTTTCCTCGTCCAGGCTGGGATTGTCATCCATGATGAAATGCAGGTGCAGCAGGCGTTTTTCCTGCGCCTTGTCCAGCCATTGCACTTTGAACCAGTGCATAGGGCCGTCTGGGTTGCAGTTGAACCAAAATTTTGCCCCTGTTACGCTGCAGCGGCCAGTCCCTTGATTAACAAAGCTTTCCGGCATCAGCGCTACTTCATCGAAGTAGATACCTGCCAAGGTTATGCCTTGTATCAGATCCTGACTGCGTTCGTCTTTGCCGCCGAAGATGTAGAAATAGTTGACGCGGCCTTTACGCTGGATAACAATATGCTTTTCAGGCCCAGTGCGTACCTCTTGTACGGTATACCCCCTAGCCCTTAACGCCGGTCGCAACCAGCTCCACACGTTGCGGTGAAATGAACCAATCGACTTACCGCACATACCGAAGTTCTGGCCGTCAAACTCCCGCATAGCCCAAAACACAAAAGAAAGAGCCATAGGCACCGTTTTTCCGGCCCTGATAGCTCCGTCAGCAATAATGCCGCTATAGCTTTTATATGGGCTGCCCGCCATCCACCACGTTAATATCATCAGCTGCTTTAAGCTAAACGAGACAAACTGAATGGCAGCTTTGGCCTTAACCCGGATACGCTGCATTATGGACATGGTTCTTCACCGCCCCATATATCCGGGATCTTCGCCTCCAAAGCTTCTAGGAATCCATCATCGGGAATATCGTCACAGCCGCCACCTGCTTTAGCTTCGAGAATAGCCAGTTTCTGGCGTTCGATTTCCAAACGCGCCCGTTCAAGTTCCCTCTTATCGTTTAGCTCTGGGTTCATGCGTTTCATGTCGAAAAACAGCTTAATTGCGGCAATATTACCTAGTTTGCACTGCCGGAGAAGAGCTTTCCAGACTTCGGACAGTTCGCTATCCGTGTATTTGTCAATCTGGTCATTCAGGTATTGAATATACCGCTCATCCTTCATCCAACGATAGAAAATTGTTTCCGACAGTCCGGCTGCTTTTATTTTTTCCGCTTTAGACCGTCTATCGTCAGGATTGATAAGGAATTGCGCCATTTTAACAAGTTCAGGACGCGGCACCCAAACACTGCCAGTTTTTTTACGCTTTACTGTTCGCTTTTTTGGTTTCTTCTCCACTACCACCACCTGCCATTATGTCGGGTACATCGTTGCCAAAAGCATTCCAGCGCAAGCCATATTTGTCCAGGATGCTCTGAAAGTCTTCCACGTCATGTGGCTCAATTCTTATCCCTTTAGGTCCAATGCCGATATGCTTAAGTTCATGCAGCATCAGTAATTTACGTTGATTCTCGGTCATGTAGGCCATATTAGGCTCATAGAACGTCACGATAAAGTCAAACGGCAAATACGCCTTGTAAGGACCCGTAACTTTCCGGCAATCAGCAGCTATGATCTTGCCATCTTTCTTTTTGGATTCATAGCTTAACACGTAACCGACCCGGATATCATAACCCGGAATATAAGACAACTCCGGCATACCGCTGATAACCTGTTCACCGATATGCCGGAGTTCTTCGGATACTTCGTAGTCAATAACGCCTATTTGCTTGGCATATTCTCGGATTAATTCCGATTTTGCTTGTCGGTCTTGCTCTTGGCCGATTTTGTATAATTCCTCAAGCGCACTGCAAGGTGTTTTCTCTTTCTTGCAGATTGCTTTGCGCGGACAACTCTCACATACAGGATTCATTTCAAAACAAATCCCGTTAAGCCTTTTTTACCGTTCGACTTAACTGGCGGATGAATAATTTCTGTATGCTCCGATGCCGGCTTAGGTTGTGGCTTTTTAGACATATAATTAGCCTCCTTTTTGGCAAAAGAAAAAGAGCCCGAAGGCTCTACTTTTAATAATTATTTATAGGTAAATTGTTTTTAAAAGCATTTAATCCTCGTAATATATGAAATGATCGGCCTGATTTAAAAGGCTAATACAATCCCGAAAGAAGGATATAATTATGATTATGATTACTTGTCCAAAATGTAACAAAAACCAACTCAAGATTCTATTCCCTAAAACTGATTATTATCAGGGTGCGACGGTTTTTAAGTGCCCACACTGTACTTATTTGGAAATTGCTTGGGACGCAAAACTGCGACAGTTATTAAATAATTCCCTTAGTAAACATAATTAGTATAACAAAAGCCGCCCCTTATCTGGAGCGGCACGCACGATGCAACATAATTATCTCACAGGTTTGTCAATGTGTCAAATCACACAATTAAAAACTTCAAAGCTCATGATATAACTGGTTTAGCGACTTCTTTTCAGTCTTTTTTGCACCATGTTTTTTGCTAGAACGCGAACCACCTTTAGCACCGCCACGATATGACCGGCTGACATATTGTTCACCAATAGCAAGCGGCTGCAATTTCCAAGGCTTTTCCGGCGGCCAAAATTCTCCACTACAAGTAGGGCATTTCCAAAAGCCAAAATTGTCATATTCCATAAGTTCATGACAAGCTTGACATACTACAGGCGTCGTAACAAGGTTATTCATAACTACGCTGCCCCTTTCTCAACTTTTTCTATTCTCGCTTTCAATGATTGCATTAACGCTTCCTGACCGGTATCTTTCCGCTCCAAAGCTTCTACGGCATCCTCGTCCCGTGTCCCCTCAGTCACCAGCCGCAGGACTACTATACGCCGTGTCTGACCTTGCCGATATACTCTGGCATTCGCCTGCTGGTATTCTTCTAGGCTCCATATCTGATCGAACCACACAACAGTCTGACAGCTGGAGTCCTGGAGGTTAAGGCCATGGCCGGCTGACTTAGGATGCAACAACAACAGCGGAATTTTATCGCTATTCCAATCGGCAATATCCTGATTGCCATCCCTACCTTTTCGAAGTATCCGGGCTTGCGGGAACCTTTCTTGCATCCGGCTAAGGCTATGCTTGAAATTATAAATCACCATGACTGGTTTACCGTTAGCTGCTTCGATGATATCCTCCAAGGCATCCAGCTTGGCGTCATGGATTAGCTTTACGCCACGCTCTTCGTCGTAGACTGCCCCTGAAGCCATTTGTAATAACTTATTACTCAGTACAGCAGCAGTGGAAGCCACCACATCAGCATCTTTGTAGGGCAGCAATAAATCCCTTTCTAACTGCTTGTACAATGCCCTGGCATTGTTGTTTAACTTAATCGGGATAATACGGTCAACCCGCTCGGGGAGCTGCAGCCAATCTTTCGCTGCCATGGATACCGCTATATCCTCTATTGCCTCGTAAATTCGCTGCTCCGATTCCTTTTTCTGTTTCCAGTTGTACACCACATGGCCGCTGCGTTCTCCGGGAACAAAGTATCGGTCCCGGTAGGCCGTAATGGTTTTACCTAATCTCTGCCCCTGATCCAGTAAGTAAATCTGCGGCCATAAGTCAATTAACCCATTCGGTGCCGGTGTACCTGTTAACCCGATTACTCTTTTGATCATTGGTCGTACTCTCCGGAGAGCGCGGAATCTTTTGGATTGATGATTCTTGAAACTTGATAGCTCGTCTACCACCACAGTATCAAAATCCCATTTGGTGCCGAGTTCTCCAACTAACCATTCGACGTTTTCCCTGTTCGTGACGTAGATATCAGCATTTGCCCGTAAAGCCCTACGGCGCTGATCCGCGCTGCCCAGTACTTTGCTGATTCGTAGGTGCCGCAGATGATCCCATTTATCAACCTCACGCGCCCAGGTATCATCGGCTACCCGTAATGGTGCTACAACCAACACTTTGCAGCTATCAAAGTAATCATTCAGCAACAAGTCAATGGCCGTCAGTGTGGATACTGTCTTGCCTAAACCCATCTCCAAAAGCAGGGCTATGAAAGGCGTGTCTAGTATTCGTTGTGTAGCGTATTCCTGGTATTGGTGTGGTTTATACAGCATTAGGCATTACCTCAACTATGAACGTAGCAATGTCAGCCACTGAATCAATTTTGTAAACTCTATGCCCCATCTGCCGGAAAGTCCTAGCCCATTTCTCCTGTAATGGCCTCAGTGGTTTCCCTGGGGCTTTCATTTCAACGAATACAACCTGCCCTCGAGGCAGAATTACAATCCGGTCGAACACACCGTTGTTTCCGGGTGAAACCCATTTTAATGCTAAACCACCAATCTGTTTTACGGCATTAACTAATTGACGCTCTAAAAACGATTCACGCATTTTATACAACTCCTTGATTGTTGTTGCCGTTAATTTCTCACACGCACGTATATGAGTATTTTCGCGTTTAGCATAGGAATCATATATACCTATATATCTGTGTTTCCTATGCTAATTTACTTTTATCCTTAATAGTAAAAAATACGGCAACATTGGAAACAGTAGGCTATAAACCCGCATGATTTATGGATTGTCGATGTTTCCGATGTTACATTTTTATTAGCAACATATTAGCAACAACGGCAACAAGTTTGTTTCCAATGTTTCCAGTGTGTTTCTAATAAAAATTAGGTTATTGGCAACATTCAAATACCACTTGAATCCCGTACCCCGGAAGTCGAGATTTGCCTTTTCTCTCTCTCCACCCCGGTATGCGACGCATGATATCACAAATTTCTCTGCCCTCCCATGCACGCATAGAACCTTTTTTATTACCGAGGCATTCCGTCCAGATCATAGCGGCGCACACACGGGTATGATATTTTTCTTCACCGGGATTGCTGTCCCACTCATCCTCAATAGGGGATTCCAGCCATTCCTGAATAAGCCCCTCGCGGGGATCCAATTCCATATGCATAGCTTGCTGCTTTGTTGCCTCATCACGGGATTCGCTATCTAGCGTCAAGGATTCTCCCGCCTTAAACCACTCCATAACCTCTGCCCATATTTGCCCAACTACTGCATCAGTAAGATGATCCCAGTGGCTTAATTCGGCGTTTTCCGGGTGAACCTCAACAGGCCAAAACCGGCGATTGCCAGTAGCATCCCGCAGAAAGTCCCTTGTGTTTGTGGTGCCAAAGAATACGCATTTACGGGGAAATTCGGATACCTGGCGGTCGTAGGCCACCCGGTAGCGGTCTTCGGTCTTGGACAAGAAGGCTTTGACCTCTTCCACCTCAGACCGCTTCATGGCCGATAGTTCACCAATTTCAAATATCCAGCCAGATTGCAGATGTTCTCCAGCTTCTTTATTCTCAAAAGTTCTTAGCGAGTCGCTAAACCATTCCCGGCCTAACTTGGCTAACAGACTGCTTTTCCCGGCCCCCTGCGGACCGATTAGGACTAACATCTCATCAAACTTGCAGCCAGGCATATAAAGCCGCTTAATAGCTGCCAGCAGCATTTTACGGGTTACTTGGCGCACATAATGACTGTCATTGGCCCCCAGGTACGTAATGAACAGCCGTTCTGCCCTCTCTTCACCGTCCCAGACGTAACTTTCCAGATAGGCCTTAATAGGGTGAAACGTGTTCATATGAACCACTTCAGTAAATGCGTTCTGTATGGCTTTTGAAGAGTTAAAATCATGCTTTTTGGAAAACCAATGTTGCAGCCGTTTATCATCAGCCCCTAGCCATGGCTCATAGGACTTGTGAGGTCTCTCCTTTTCTCGCCAGGGCAGCGCCTTTTGGATTACCTCGGAATTGCCAAAGGCGTCATAGGCTAAGACACCATGCCATATGCCATTAGCCAATATAAGCTCTATATTGGCCGCAGTTGGCTGTGGTAAACCGGTCTTGGCATCAACCTCTAATTTATCTTGCCATGAGTCATCCTCCTCGTCGTCTGAGTCGGCAAACTCCTCAGACAACTCTGCCAGTCGCTCCCGTTTTACCCTCTTATCATTAGCGGCAAAGGACATCATGGCCATATAGCTTGGCAGCTTGGTTATATTGGTCTTTTCATTTACCCGGTCATCCATTTTGCTGAATTTGTGAATGCGGACTAAATCGAAAGCGTTGACCTCTCTGCCGCTGCAGGGATCACTTTCGTGGTGAGAATAGGCGAAGGTGTCATCATCATAGACTACAAACCCACCATAACTGGACGCGCCTACAAAGGTATACCTGGTAGTACTGCCGGCTACTTGCTCATATACTTCCGGTAAAAATTCATCAATGGCCTCGCTGATCGTATAACAGCGGCAAAATGCGCCTACTATGCCTTGCTTGGCCCTCGGGTCTTCCATCCGCTTGGCTGACTGCTGTTTAATTGTTTCTCCTGCATGACGTGGCCACTGTAAAGGGTCCCGCCAGTTGTCGTATTCAGCCAATAGTGAGTCTACACAAACTGGCTCCCCTTCGCCGATTTCCAGCACAGGCTCGGCGTCCAGGGAGCAGCTGGGTAGATACATCAAACGGGCTACATCAAAAGTGGTTTTGTCAAAATACTCCATGCCTATCTGTTCGGCCAGCTTACGGCTAACAGCGGCGTACTCGTCTGGACTCATTGGCTTATCAGCTGGTAAAACTAGGCGGTATTTCGGCTTGTTAGGCCTGTGGCTGTGCGTGGAGTATATGGCATAGGAGCAGCCCCCCAGGACAAGCTCTACAGAGAATAGAAAGTCTTTATCTGCATGGTCAGCGTCCAGAGTAATTAAACTGCGGGTGTCTATGTTTTCCTTTTTGCGCCGACCGCCTCGGACAAGCCCACCGACGAAGGCAGGCCCATCTTTGATTTTATGCCGAGCAATGTTATCCATTAGGTCATACTGCGCCATGACTTCCGGCGTCCGGCGTACTTTACGCAGTCGGTTCAAGAATTCTTCCCATGTCAGATATTCCGGCTTCCAGTTCGTATCGGCGCGGTGTTTACCAAAAGATATATCAAGTTCCATGGCATAATACCCCGTATTCCCACCAGCACAAACTAGGATTAGGCTGTACATTGGCAGGCCATATTCGCGGTTCGCCAGTTAGGCCTTCCTTCTCCAGCCGGTGAAATACATGCTGGGCTGCTTCCTGTATTGTTTTTGCAAATACCCTTCCTGTGATGTACTTCATACTTGCATCACCTCTCATGCCAATAGATCATCGAAAGATTCCTGGACTGCCATTCGTAGGTTATTAACAGCCATTTTGTAATAGCTGTCTTTTAGTTCTACGCCTACGAACTGTCGACACATTTTAATAGCCTGATATCCCTCGCTGCCAATACCGGCAAATGGACTGAATACCACGTCCCCCGGATTACTCCAAAGTTCTATACCCCGGGAGATAACGTCAAGCTGCAGCGGGCAAATATGCTTCTCGTCTTTTTTCTCGCGTGCTGACCGATACTGTAGAGTGTTATTAGGGTTAATATCCATCCAGACAGGGGAAGCGTATTTTTGCCATACTGAGACAGATCGCCACATCTCAAATGGCCAGGGCTCCCGACCGCTCTCCCGAACTTTTGCAGCATGCCGGTCATAGGCTTCACGGCTTACATCTAATCCCTCACCGACGAACTCCTCAAATTCGCCGATAATTGCCTCCGGATTGATCCCAGGCTTTCGCATAGTCACAAGGTAATCAGGTATCCCCTGCCTACTCATGGCACTGTCTTTTACTATCTGCTTATGCAGTAATCCGAGTGCCTTTGTTCGCTGCTGAGCAATAACAGGATCTTTCCAAATGCATACTTCCGAATGATATATCCAGCCCTCAGCCTCAAAAGCGCGGATTAGCTCGCCCCTGAAATCCCGGATACCTATGTATCCGTGGTGAGCTTTTGACGTGGGCAAATTCATGCAATGAAAGCTGACCAACCTACCCGGCATGATTACCCGGTACAGCTCACGGATCAGGAAGTGGAAATGCTCAAAGAACTCTGTGTCGCTGCTGCAGTTGCCCATGTCCCGTTCACTGTTAGAGTAGGTATATAACGAGGCGAACGGCGGGGAAAAGATACTATAGTGAACGCTGCTATCCGGCATGTATCGGGTAATCTCTACACAGTCGGCATTATAAATCGCAAACTCCGGTTCTATGACTTGCTCTATGGTGTTAGCAGGCAATAAACTCACTCCTTAGCCACGCCGGAATAATGATAGGTGTGGTCGCTTTGTATTCGGTAGTTTCTCGTTCCGTAGATCGAATAGACTCTGCCGTGATATCTTTGGTGTATTTAATCATTTCAGCGACCATCTTCTGAAAGTCCGCTTCTTTACGCTTGATGTTTTCGGCGGTCGCTCCCTCTCGGCTGGAGGTAATCATATGCACCTGTACGGGCTTTGCCTGTCCAAAACGATAGCAGCGCCGGATAGCCTGGAATACTTGTTCAAAGCTATCAGACAGCCCCACAAAGGCCATATTAGCGCAGTGTTGCCAGTTCATCCCGAATCCGCAAAGAGAGGGCTTGCTGACCAGAACGCGGATCTTACCCGCTGAAAAGTCGAGCATGGATTTTTCCTTATGCTCCCGTTTGTCTGATCCTGTTACCTGGACTGCGCCTGGAATGGCTGCTGTCAGCATTTCCGACTCAATATTCAGGTCACACCAGACAAGGAAAGGTTCACTTGAGGCATTTACGATTTCAGTGCAGGCGGCTACCCGCTCGGCTACCGTTTCACGACGCGCCTTTTGGCGCTGTGATAGTGTTTTCGCTGGTTCTCCTTCGGCTTCGATAACATGATCAGTGATTGTAAGCGGAGGCAGTACATATTGATCATCAGGGTAGCCAAGATCAGAAGGCTTTTCCAGTACGACTCCCCATGACGCAACCCATCGCCAGAATACATCCTCCGCGTGGCCTTTTAACCGCCATTTCTGGGTTTCTCCCCCGTCGTGTACAAAGAACATGCTTAGCATTTCAGCCCGGCTCATGACGCCTAAGAATTCAGCATGATTGCCTATTTCCATATAATCGTTTGGCGCTGGTGTTGCCGTGCAGGCCAAACGGTAGGGAGTATAAGCAAAAGACTCAATTAACTCTGTCCGGATTTTTCCTGTAAATGATTTGAGGATAGAGCTTTCATCTAGGATAACTCCGTCAAACAGAATTGGCTCAAAGTGATGCAACATCTCATAATTGGTTACGTTTATTCCGGGCTTTACATCGTCCTGTGACCGACAGAAATGAAGCTCGTAGCCAAGTGCCGCGCCTTCTCTGATTGTCTGCATGGCCACGGCCAAAGGAGCCAATAGCAGCACGTCCCCGCCTGATAGTTGATGCACCTTTTGCCCCCACTCAATCTGCATGCGTGTCTTTCCTAATCCTGTACCAGCGAATATGGCTGCACGCCCCCGCTGTAAGGCCCAACGAACTAGATCCCGCTGGAAGTCGAATAAACTAGGATGAAATGTATCTTCATAAAATCCAGTAGGAAGCGCGATATCGTGCTTATTCTTAATAAAAGTTTCATAATCATCCATAGCTGTCAGTCCTTCTGATAAAAGTTACATTCATATGCTGCGGCTGACAATGGCAACCCTGGCGCCCAATCAATGGGCTGTCCCATTACGGTGGTTACATGCTGGAGCGATCCAGCCTCGATTGGTACATCCAAAACCACTTCGTCATGAATATGCATCGCAGTTTTATAGCCCTCAGCATCAAGTCGCATCATACTGACAGCCAGACAATCACGGGCAATAGCCTGTACCAGGTTTTCCACCAATCTGCCGCCGTAGGTCCGTTGTGGCATCCATTTTTTCTTTATTTGGTCCATACCTTCAAATACAATACCATCTTTGCCGAAGTTCGGATCAGGCTTTACCCGGGCATTCACGTATGCTAGGCTGCGGCCACTCGGAAGATCCGCAAAGAGTATACCGGCTTCATACCGATACTGTACACCGTGAGCCAGTTTAACAGTTGTTTTCTCCCGTACCGCTGTAACGGCTGCATTCTCGGTAGCATACCATAGCTTTACGATATTGGGATTTGCTTTCCGCCAATGCTTGATGATTCCTGGCAGTTCCTCTTCGGGTATACCACTTTTCAACGCTCCCATGGCGATGAGCGCTGCCGGTCCCCCCTGATAGCCACAGGCTAAAACAGCGACCTTGCCTTTGGCTCGCAGCGCATAATTCTCATGGCCCTTGACTATCGTTTCTATTGGCACATGGAACATTTGGGCGGCGGTAGCTTCGTAAATCTTGCCATGGCCTTTAAATACGTCTAATACCCATTGCTCATCTGCTAACCAGGCTATTACACGCGCTTCAATCGCGCTAAAGTCAGATACGATAAACCGGCAGCCCGGCGAGGGTATTAAGGCAGTACGGATAAGCTGCGACAAAATAAAAGGCGGCGAACCATATATAATCTCCAGTAAGTCAAAGTCACCGATATAGAGAATTTCTCTCGCTCTTGCTAAGTCTTCGATCTTATTCTGTGGAAGATTCTGTGGCTGAAAAATACGCCCAGCCCAGCGCCAAGTACGGTTTGCCCCACAAAATTGGAATACACCGCGTATCCGTTCATCAGCACAAACGCTGCGCTCCATGGCCTTATATTTATCTACGCTGGTTTTGGACATTTCTCGGCGCAGTTCCAACACTCGCTTTGTCTGTTCATCCGGCGCGGCATCTAGTAAAGCAGGCATTTGATCTTTGGACAGGCCGTCAGGAGTATCTAGCCCTTGCTCTGCCAGCCATGCCTTAAGTTGAGTCAGGCTGTTCGGATTGTCTAGGCCAGTCAGTTCTTGCGACTCCTGCACTAAACGGGCTCCATACTGGTCATCACATTGGATTGCTTGTCTTGCCAAAACCCGGTCCAGTCGGACGCCTAAATCATTGATCCGCTGATCCAACGCCCATAACTCCCATTCATGGCTAGGTACAGGAAAACGCGATAACTTGCGACGTATTTCTCTTTCAACCACTACATCCTGTCGGTTGTATTCAATAAACTCTGCCCACTTCTCCGGGTCGTGATGTGGATAGTTACGCATTCTCTGCCCGTTCGATTTTGTTGGTTTACAGGGAATAGAAAAGTACTTTATTAAGTTTTTACCCCGAGTGTCCTTTTGTGCAGATAGTTTAAGAACTTCGGCCACTCCCGCCAAATTACCAGGCAAGCCAAGCGTCAGAGCATGTACAGAAGTACATTTCCATTGCCTTGGGTCGCAAGTGATATTAAAGTGCTTGGCGATACAAGTTCTTTCAAAATTGGCGTTATAAGCAGTTTTTGTTACGGCTGGATTAATCAGGTCCTGCATAACCTTCTCCGGAATATCCTCAAACGCCATAAGGTCGATTACTCGGACCGGCTCATCATCGTAGGCATAAGCGAATAAAAGAATCTCGAAGTCAGGCGCTTCCACATACCTATATACTCCGCAGGCAATTAGGTCAACACTGGAGTAAGTTTCGATGTCAATTTGTAAAATAGTCATAAGCTTGTCTCCCCTGGCAACTCCTCGCACCAATGATCAACCTGTTCAAGTACCCATTGCACCAGTTCTTTTTCAGCTTCCTCCATATTTTCGGCTTCGATGGTTTCGGTTTCCTCAATGCCATAAAAATTGAGTGATATCTTATATTGTTTCACTTGGCCACCCTCCCATCACTGATAGAAGTAGGGGGACTCCTCAGAGTCCCCGCTATTTTTTAGCTCATGAAGTCATCGTCTTCATAATCATCAAATTCCACATCAGCGAAGTCATCTTGCGCACTAGAGCGTCCACCCAGGAATTCGCCATCTTGAACTTTTACAACACTATTAAGGCCAGCAGCTACGCCTTTATTGCCTTTTTTATCAAATGGGTAGAAGTTAATACTCACTCGGGCATAGCATCCTGAGTATACTTCGGTTGTATCAGTAATTTCCTGGAACTTCATCTTGCCGTCTGCGCCTTTGCCAATTGGTTTAACAATTTCAGGCTTAGTGTTGCTTTTGGCATTGATATAGTAGTGGTCGGCGAATTCCGGATACTTATCAAGGTCCTTTTCCGTATCCCCGTCATGCAAAGGCAAATCCAGGGAAGGGGGTATCTTTCCACCCCATTTTTTACTTTTGCCGTTTTCCTTGGCAGCATCTACAGCGGCTTTAACCATTTTGAGCGTGTTTTTATCATCTTTCGGGATCATCAGTACAGCAGAGAATTTCTCGTCGCCACCGTCGATAGACGACGGAGTGAACAGAGCAACGAAGGATAACCGTACTTTCCCGGTAATTACTTTTGTGGATTGATTGTCTTGTGTCATAATAAATCCTCCATTTCAATATCAGCAAAATCATTTTCAGCACTATTTAATTTCGGTCTACGGTCAGTTTCCGGAGCCAACGCTGGTTTACCAGGTGGCTTAATAATCAGGTCTTTCAGTACTCCCGCAATGGTTTTCTTGCCGTGCTTCTTTTCTAAAGCACTGATACTCAGCATTTCCTGTGGCTTCATAATTTGATCTAAGGTAAACTCGGCAGCAAGTAATGCGCTCTTGGCTGCTTCTGCATCCTTAAAAGCCCTGTCACTCTTGCCCTCAACGAGTTTCCATTGCGGTATAACTACCCCGGCTAGTGCCTGGTCATAAGCAAAGTCTTTAACGTTTTTAGCCCAGGCCTGCAGTTGATCGGCAATGAACAAAATTGCGCTGATTTCATCAATGGTAAGTAACGCAGGGTCTTTAAACTGATAAGATAGGGGCTCCGTGTTTTTGTCGGCCCTGGCTTTGCAATTGGCTTTAGCTAAACACCACTTGCAATGGTCTCCGGAACTAAAGTCCCCTTTACCATCGAATGCGAGCTGCGCAGCAGGCCTGACCTCATTATCTGCCCATTCTAGTAGTTCATCAATCGGTAGTACCTCAGTGCTAATATCGTCACGACGTGGCTGGATAATGGTCATACGTACTTCGCTGATATCATACAAATAGCTGTATTCATTCCAGGCACCCAGACCATATAGTCGTATTTGTGGATTTCCCTCTGCGCTAACAGGTACACCCTGACCATATTTGAGGTCAATTACTTCTAATACGCCTTCGGATATAATCACTACATCACAGGTGCCGAATGACTCCGGCACCCATTCGCTAAGGTCTATACGCTCCTCCAGTAGGATTTGAGCATCTTCTGACCGGGCTTTAGCTTCCATAAAACGCTCTGCAACCTGTTCAACATATTCCTGAATGGTATGCTCCATCTCAGAATTGTAGTATTGGTCCTGCTTTACTTGCTCCAGTTCTTTGTCCAACACTTCCCGCTGTTTGGAATTACAAACGGTTAAATTACGGCGGAGTTTAATTTCAGCAAGTTTATGCGCTACAGTACCTTCATCAGCATAGGAACTACCCTTATCAGGCATCTTCTCAGTTAACCGGGCGCTAGGTGGGCAGTTAATCCACCTAGCTGCGCCTGACGCACTTAGTAATGCATGACCGGCCATTATAGATCCTTTAGCGCGGCGAGGAATGCGGCACGCTTGTCCTCGGGTATGGCGGATATCGACGGGCTTTCAAATGACGCAAGTAAATCCTTAATGGCTTTTTTACCTTCTGGTGTTTTGCCTTTTGCAACTGCAGCTTCTTTGAGTTCATTAACAGTCGGGATAGTTTCCTCTTCGGTTTTCTCAGTTTCAGCAGGCAACGTAGTATCGGTTGCCGGTTCAGTAGCTTTCGAGGTTGCCGCTTTATTACTATGGGACGACTTTTTGCCTTCTGCCGGTTTCTGAATAGGCGTTACACCGGTCGCAGAGAGTTCCTTAATAGCTGCTAAAATCTCTTCCGTTGTGTCAGCCTCGATATTCAAATGGATATGCATGGTGTAAATTCCTCCTTTTATTTAGGCCCAATTTCGGGCATTCATCTGGAATACAGAAATTCTTATGTGGGCAGTTGTCGCAAGGAAATTTAGTCATTTTTACACTCTCCCTTGCTTTCTAAAAAATAATGGTGTTATAATGATGATGAAAAATTAACGAATCTCCTCTGAATCGGTCGCTGCGTCAACAGCGGCCTTTTCTTTTTCTGCTGCTAATGCTTCCAAGGCCTCAATACTGAAATACCTTCTTATCGGCGACAAGTAATCACCATCACAAAGTAGATCAATCAGGCTATCATGCATAGGTTTGTCCCTCCTTCCCCGTCGCCGACTACACGCGGCGTTTTTCTTTTGTGCGGATATTAGCCAATTTCCAATACCTGCGTATCCTGCGCGGTTTTGCTATGACGTAGATTAGACCTATTAGTGCTAAGGCGACTAGGCTCCATTCCAATTCGTTCTACCTCCTTTCTGGTTACGATGTTGAAACAAACAGTACCAAAACAGGGTATGTATTCCGGCTTAGGCTTGTCCTGGCATTGGCCAGCCGAGTTGTGGATACAGTTGCCGGCATTTATAATGCACTTCATGATGATTCACCTCCTTTCGCATCGCCTACATATTCATAGAACATTTTAGGCGAAATATAATAATTCCATCGAGTATGAACCTTAACCGCTGTTCCAAATGGCAACAAACCACGTTGTAGCCCTACACGGACAAACTGTTGACATTTCCCCATGATTTCAGCGGCTTGTTTGATGGTTATCTGTTTGGGCATAAAACTTACCTCACTTTTTCAACAGAATTAATAACCAGTCCCTTAAATTCGTTTTCGCGTATCCGCGACAAATTGGCTAAAAAAAATATCGCATGCTTCTGAGGTAGTTAATTGTAGTTCTTCTACAATAAGATCGGCGTCCCGGATTGTAATAGGGCATTGACCGTTTAATTTGCGGTAAAGCGTACTTTTATTAATACCAATTGCTTTTGCAAGGGCTTCAACAACAAAACCTTTTTCTATGATCTTTCCTTTTAATTTTTTAGTGTTAACCATAATTACATTCTATCCTCCTTTGTCGCGTATTCGCTACAGCATTAGTATAAGGCAGTAGTTTTCATAAGTCAATACCATTTTCGCGTATCCGTAATTTTATTTGCTTATTTTAAATATTTTTGTTGCATATTTGCGAATAATGATATATAATAAGTACCAAAGAAGGAGGAGTACCACCTGTGAGTATACATGAGCGGATCAAAGCAAGACGTAAGGAATGCGACCTTTCTGTTGACGACATAGCCTTGGAATTAGGGGTATCTAGAGCAACTGTATATCGTTACGAGTCTGCTGAAATTAAAAATATGGGGATCGATAAGATTGAGCCTCTCGCTAAAGTATTAAAAACTACACCCGAGTATTTAATGGGATGGATAGATGATCCTGTCAACTATAATGATCCTGAACTAATTGCTGACTTGCAGGGACCGGTATTAGATCATTTCGACGGCGATGTAAAAAAGGCTCTAGAGTTTAGAAAGGCCGTTGACGAAGACGCTATCTCCGATATTAGGGATAAAAATATAAAAACCTCGAGTAAAACTCTTCCACCCCTCACCCCAAAGGACGAACGAGAAATTGCCAAAGACCTTGAGGCCATGTTAGCTGCATTGGACGATAAATCAGGCATGGCAGCTTATAATGATCCTGAAGATGAAGAAGATAAAGAATTACTTAGAGCAAGTTTAGAATATTCTATGCGTCTAGCTAAACAAATGGCAAAGAAAAAATTCACTCCTAAAAAATACCGTAAGGAGTAACATATCATGGATACCAAACAAATTGTCGAAGAATTGATCATAAAGCATGATTCCAATAATCCTTTCGTTATTGCAGACAATTTAGGAATCCCTGTAATATATCGCAATATGAAAAACGTTCTTGGATTTTTCAATATGTACAAGCGGATTAAAATCATTCACCTCAATAATAATCTTTCGGAAAAATTGGAGACTTTTGTTTGCGCCCATGAATTGTGTCATGCTATCAAACACTATGATAGAAATACTCCTTTTCTAAAGCGTCACACGTTATTTTCCACCGACAAGATTGAGCAACAGGCTAATACCTTTGCTGTTGAACTACTAATGCCTGACAGTCTGCTCCGTGAATCAGAATGCAGTATCTACCGCATGGCTGAGGTATTAGGAATTCCAGAGAAACTAGCCGATTTGAAAAGAAAAGACTAGCAAGCAGCCAATTATTAAACAAAGTTTTCGAAATGCTGTCTGCCCGGAAGAATGCAAAATAAAAAGACCGCCCAGTGTTACCAGCACTAGACGGCCTTGCGTACCAATAACCCAAAAATGGTCAGTCGGTACACCCTCAACATTATTATACCCGATTGACCTCTTAAAAACCACTTATTTTAAGGAGGTCTATTTTTTTATGCCCAAAATGAAAAATCCCAATGGATATGGAAGTGTTTTTAAACTCAAAGGTAAGCGCAGGAGGCCCTATGTGGCTAGAAAAACGACAGGCTTTGATGATAGGGGATACCCGATATACCAGATTATCGGGTATTATGAAAAACCAGATCAAGCAATGCTGGCTCTCGCTGCTTATAACCTAGATCCCTATGATTTAGCAAATCGTCAATTGACCTTTACGGAAATATACGACCTTTGGGTGAAACAAAAATATACCGATAACGGTAAGAAAATAAAAAATGGGTACGCAGCAGCTTATAAGGCATGTAGCGAGTTGTATGAAATGGTATTTACAGATATACGTACAGCCCATATGCAAAAGGTACTCAATGAATGGGAAATCGGCTATGCGTCTAAGAAAAATATGCGGATACTATTTGGTCAGCTGTTCAATTTTGCTATGCAAAATGATATTGTTAAAAAGGACTATGCAGAATATATAACCCTGGAAATGCCAGACGAAGAAGGCGAGCAAAAGCATAAACCTTTTACAGCCGAAGAATTAGCTATCCTATGGGAAAACTCCGCTGATAAGGCAGCGCAGTTAGTTCTTATTTATTGCTACTCTGGAATGCGCCCTACTGAATTTGTTAAAATAAAAACCGAAGATGTATTCCTATCTGATCGCTATATGATCGGTGGCATAAAAACAAAGAATAGCAAAAATAGAGCCATCCCCATAGCTGAAAAAATATATAAATTCATTGAAAGTTTCTACAATCCTGATAACGAATATCTACTAACTGACTACGATGGACCACTATCTTATGATAAACTTAATTGGCGATACTGGAAGTCACTTATGGAAAAGTTAGACATGAATCATTTGCCCCATGATGGGCGTCACACCTGCGCGACACTGCTCGATAATGCTGGTGTAAACAAGACGATAGTAAAAAAAATACTCGGTCATGCCGGACTTGGCACGACTGAAAAAGTCTACACACACAAGACCATACAGCAGCTAGTGGAGGCTATAAATCTTATATAA